ACATGGTCCCGAGGGCCCGGATAGACCACGCCAGATTAGCAGAATAAGTATAATTCGTACCTTCTGCCTCAATCTTGCGCTTATCAATCGCCACACCACTCTGCTCATTGCCCTGTTGCCCCATGCTCGCTTCAAACATGCCCGTCGTCGCCATCAGGTCTTGCTGCGCCAGCACTTTCGCCTGGGTAATCGCGTTAATCGCTGGCTCGACCACCGTCCGTTGCGGGGGCGGCAGCAGTTGCCCGTTCACCACGACCGCTTTGTGCAGCAAGTAGGGCAGCGTCGGGTCATTGGCCTGGTTCCAGAAGCGCTCGTAGCCGCTAATCTGCTCGGCGTAGAGCAGCCACGGGCTCTTGGGCGCCGCCATGATGGCCGTGGCCTCCATCGTGCTGTAGACGTCCACCGACACCTGCGCATCGCGTCCCGCCTGCACCATGCCGGTGCGCTTGTCATGACCATTGACGTTGAGCCGCTGGCCTTCCACACGGATAATGGGGATGTACTTGCCGGGCCACACCGTACGCTCCAGGACCGCGTTGCCGGCCATCTTCACCCAGTGCACCGTCGGGATGCGGGTCTCGCGGGTCGGCCAGGCCGGGTTCATGTCCTGCGTATGGGGCAGCACCGTCCCGTCGGGCAACTGCACCAGCGTCTGTGTCTCATACGTCTTGTAATAGTACTCGGCCAGCTGCACCTGGGCGTCCGTACGCCAGGTGCCGTCATCCACGCCGGCGAACAGCGTCAGCTCCTGCGGCGACACCTCGTACCACTGGCAGAACTTCGACGTGGACCAGCGGTCAATGATGAAGCCCCACTCCAGGTCCAGGGCTGCCGGGTGCACGCTGACTGGATCGCAGTAGACGGCGTATCTGTTGTACACAGGGCGGATACGCAGGACCTGCTGAAAAGATCGTTCATCTTCGTATTCACGCACCAGCCGGAAATAGCCGAGGCCCTGGCCTACCGCCTGATCGAGCCCGATCGTGTAGGCGATCTCTGCCTCGCTCTGCTGTTCAATGTCTCGTAAGTGTCCCTCGATCATGTCCGCCACTTGTTTCGAGGCACCGCCACCTTTGGGGCGCACCCGCATCGCCAGCGGGGCCTTGCGATAGGCATTGATGGTCTGACTCACCATCGGGTTTAATCGATCAATAACCATCGTGAGCTGCTCAGACGCCTCACCCGTGGTGTCCTGGCGTAAGGCGGCTGGCCAGTGGTCGCCGGCTCTGAATTTGAGCGCGGCTAGCTGGGACACGCGCTCATCATTTTCTGCTTCTTCGGCCAATGCAAACCTTTCCCGCGCTTGCTCAAGCAAGTCCCTATCCGTCTCTGGAGACAGGGACATTTTCTCGCGGTTAGTCAATGGCTGAAGCGCTGCATCCACGCGAACACCTCGTACTTCACACGACGGCAGCGTGTAAGAAGACTAGTTGGGTCTCGCTATGTCTGTGCTGTCGCCGGCGTGCTTGCATCCGTGCAAAATCTGCCACAGCGGTGCAGTGAGCAATATAATCCTGCACAGGCATAGTCCATTTTCCTTTATTACACTTGCTGCACAATATCTGCAAATTATCTGTGGACGTTGGACCACCAGATTTCACAGGGATAATGTGGTCAATTTCCCACGCATTGCCCTGAAGGTGAAGATTGCACAACACGCAATGCCATTCCTGTACGAGCATAATGCCTTCAAGGTCTGCAGCAATCAGCCTCACGCCATAATTTGAATTCAAACTATTCACACGCTGCTGGAAGAGAGGCAACCCTTTCCGGCGTATTCTATCAATCTCACGCTCACGTTTTCGGCGTGCCAATTCTCGCGCCAGACGCACTGGTGCCCACTCACTTCTAGGCATTTCACGACACGCATCAGAACAAAAGATCGTACTACGATAGGTTTTCAGGAAAACTGCCTCACACTGCATGCAGCGCCCTTCTGGTAAAGGACCAGTCCGCTTGAGGCGCATCTGGCATTTTGCCGAACAACAGACCTGCTCATATCGTCTCTGCCGAAAAGCTGTCGAACATACGACGCATGCGCTTTCGTCCGTTGGTAGAACAAAATGACGGCTAAAACACGTCTGCGAACAATACCGATGCTGCTGCCATTTCTGAAGAAAGACGGTCCTACACTGCGGACAACTCGTTTCTTCAGGTGTCCAATTGCGCCGAGCATAACAATGTCTGGAACAATAACGTTGCGCCCGGTACTGCGGCAGAAACGTCTTCGCACACGTCAAACACTCACGGTCAGCATGAGAATCAGGTACACTCGTAGTAGCCATGGCGCTACCTCCATCCAGGTACGTTGTGGTCAGGGGCGTATCGCGTTCACAGCGCGGTACGTCTCCGTTAATTATACCCTTTTCCCCTAGTACTCTCTATCTTTTCCCCCATAAACCGCGGCCCGGATGATAGAACGTCGTGGGCACCTGCACGGCGGGCGTGTCCTCCCCGTACCCCACCGCAAACGTGCGTAGGGCGTCTGCAGCGTGACTCGCCCATGAGTGCTCTGGGTGTTCGGCCCACGTCTTCTGCGTCTCGTTCCACGCACGGCGGTAACTCTTGAGCGCTTCGAGCCCCGCATAACAGGTGTCGGCATCGAACACGAAGCGGGGGAACATCGTCCGCACCGCTTGAATCCCGTCAGCAATGTTCCCACGTGGCACGACAACAGAGGGGCGCAAGCCTAAGCTCTCTGCCATCGCCAGCCGGGTCCTGCCATCACCACTGAAGTCCCGGGCGTCCATATCATGGGGCCAGTAAAAGCGGCCGTAGGTGTAGGGCTTGTCTTTCAGCACCTTGGCGTACCACTCCAAGCCGTGGTCGCTGGCTTCGAGGTAGTCAATCACGTGCAGCATTTTGCCGACCGGCTGAAGAAACCACGCGGCCGTAGCATCACCCACGCCAATATCGAAGGCCACATGGACAGGGGTGCTCGGCTCCCACGGTACGCGCGTGATGCGGTCCTCCGTGCGTGCGGTGTCGAGGTACGAGCCGTAGTACGAGCCGATTAAGGCGCTCTCGAAGCTGCACTCGAACTCTTGCGCGTATTGCTCGGGCGACATGCTGCGCCTGGCGGACTCTAACTCGCTCGCTGGCAGCACGCCGGTCTCTGAGGCACGGTAGAGAGCCGTCGACCACTCCGGATCGTTCTGTGCCTCGCGGTACAGATCATAGAAGTGGTTATGCCCCAGAGGCGTGCTAATCATGATGGCCCAGCCCTCACGGTCCGCCAGCGTGGGGCGCAAGATTTCGCCCCAGACTCTCGGCCTGATTTGTGCGTATTCATCCAGCACTACCCCATCGAGGTACGGTCCGCGCAAGGTATCAGGATGGTCCGCGCCCATCAGCGTAATACGCGAACTATCGGGCAGGTCTACACGCAGTTCACTCTCGTTGGGCACGGCATCAGGGATCTCTTTCGTCAGAAGCTTGAGCAAGTCCCAGGCAATCGACTTGGCCTGTGTCCGTAGTGGTGCGACATAGGCATAGCGCGGGGCATGGAGAGGATTATTGAAGGCACGATCAAGCAAGATACACAGGCCGAGGGCCGTTTTGCCAAACCGCCTATGTGCGACCCAGCAATTAAAGCGCTTCATGGCCTTGTGCAGCGCCGTTTGCGTCGGTCTCAAGTCTGGGAATTGATACTCGATGATTGTTTCCATCAAGCGTGCCTCGGATTACGACCGTCACAGATTCTTCAAGATGGCCTGTGACTTGCGTAGCCTGCAATGATGGCATAAGACGGTCAGCCAGAATGCGTGCACAGGTGACTTCAAGCTGCTCGTTGTCCGTATGCAGCATTCGATGCACGAGCCGTCGAAAAGGATTGGCGTCAACAGCAGTTGTGGTCTTGCTGTCGATATACTCCCAGAGTGCTTCCCTGGTACGCACGGTCATTTTGTTAGGAATGCCGCGCTTGCGTCCAGCTCCAGGACGTTTGCCGCCACGAGTCGCCATAATGATTAAATTTGATTGTTTTTCAAAGGTTCTCCACCCCACTGGCGGGGTAGAGATACGCCAGTGGAGCAGGCAGTATACTTCGAGTTCCCCAGGATGTATGGAGTAGGCTTTCAGGTCAGGAGGGTACTACTGAAGAATAGACGCAGTAGTGCTCTCTTGTTCTATAGTCATAATATAATAATAATATTAAGACTATATCCCGAAAGCATACCGCATGGGCGAAAAGATATACATGGATGTGGCGCACGTCAAGCACAAAAGTGTGCCGTGCCTCGCGTCAGCCCCTCTCCGTAGTGTGCGTATGCGCCAGCGTAACACAGGGCGTGCGTGGTGTCTACGCTGGCGCGCGGTTAGTGGCCGTTGCGGTTGCGCAGCATCTCGAGCACCGCGTCATCGTTCCCAGGCGGGTCGATTGAGCCAGGCCTGCCACTCTCCCAAGAAGGAGCGCACGAGGTCTTTATCATCCTCCGTGCACTCCGTGTGGATTTTCAGGATGGCCAGGCCACCACGCTGTTCCCACTGGTGCATGGCCTGGCACCACACCGGCCAGGGGGCGAAGGCCC